TTTTCTGGTTACTAAGGTATCTCTTAGTCACGACCTTGATGATGTATGCAATCTATATCGTCATACCTAGGCTAAAAAAAACAACGCTGTTGTTATATATATATGTACCACTGTGACATAATTACCAAAAAATTAAGGTATCTTTTTTAGTGGGGAGTTACATATAGTATATATAATATATACTAGTTACTCTTAGACATCTTAGCCTATAAGTACTATATTTCTAATACTACTACTGCTGTATTCTTATATATAATATATATATATATATATAATAAGAAGCAGAACATTTCTTTTAGAAAATGCTTGTATTAATTCTGAAAGTAAGTTATACTGAAAACTTAGGAGTCCTTTATGCAACCAAATATCAATGATGAAGTGTCTAACAATGCAGTTTTAGACTATATGGAGCTGCACCAGCATTTAAGCGAGAAAGTAGAAGAAGAAGCTAAGATAGATTTTATTACATTTGTACGATTAATGGCTCCGAAACTCATCTCAGATTGGAAGATGGGGAAGCACATTGAGGTTATCTCAGAAAAACTTAAACAATTAGAAAGTGGAGAGATAAAACGTCTCATGGTTTTTCTTCCTCCACGTTCCTCGAAGTCTGTAATCTGTTCTAAACTCTTTCCTGCTTGGTATATTGGTAGAAATCCAGAACATGAAATCCTAACTGTGTCCCATAGTGACCAATTATCTAGTGATTTTGGTAGAAGTGTAAGAGATTTAGTCAATGAAGAGGACTTTTCTAAGATTTTTGGGGGAGTTTCGCTGCGTTCAGACGTAAGAGCTGCAGGAAAGTGGAAAACAACGCAAGGTGGGACGTATTATGCAGCAGGTGTAAGGTCACAAATAGCAGGACGTGGTGCACATATTGCAATACTAGATGATGTCATGTCTGAAGAAGATTCATATTCAGAAGCAGGACGTAAATATGTTAAAGAATGGTATCCTGCTGGACTAAGAACACGTATTATGCCTAATGGAAGCATTCTTATTATTAATACAAGGTATCATTATGATGATTTGTGTGGGTGGTTACTAAAACAACAAGAAGATATGTCTGAATATTCTGTTATTCCTTGGGAAGTAGTACGTATTCCTGCTTGGGTAGATGATACTGCATCTAAATTATTAGATTTACCTGTAGGTTCTTCCTATTTTCCTGAATGGAAACCTAATGATGTACTAAAAATAGATGAAGAAGAAATAAGAGCCTCTAATGGTAGTAGATATTGGGAAGCCCTTTACATGCAGAACCCAACACCAGAAGAAGGTGGTCTAATTAAAAAGAATTGGTTACAATATTGGGAACATGATGACCCTCCTACCTGTGATTTTATGATTCAAACATATGATACTGCATTTTCTACCAGCACAACTGCTGACTACAGTGTAATACAAACTTGGGGTATATTTTCTATGTATGACCAAGATGAGTTTGGAGATGAAGGGTATCCTGCTAACTTAATTTTACTAGGAAACATAAAAGGTAGGTTTGAGTATCCTATGCTAAGACGAATGGCTCAAGAATTGTATAGCAAACATATGCCAGATATTTGTATTGTAGAAAAAAAAGCATCAGGTCAATCTCTTATACAAGATATGAGAAGAGCAGGACTACCAGTTAAAGAATATCTACCAGATAGAGATAAAGTATCCAGAGTGTATGCAGCTTCACCTATGATTGAATCAGGTAGAGTATGGTTACCTAAGAATAAAAGATGGGCAGATGATTTAGTAACAGAATTATTACAGTTTCCTAATGCTGCTCATGATGACCAAGTAGATGCATTAACTATGGCTATTCATTACATGAAAGAGTCATGGCATTTAGAACATCCTGAAGACCCATACTATGAAGATGAGCCAAGAAAAAAAAGAGTTGCGTACTGGAGAGTATGATGATATACTATGTGAATAGGAGAACTTATGGCAACTGAAAAAAATCCTTTTGAACAGATGAGACCTGCAGCTGAAAACATTATTCAGCTCAATAACCCTTCACCAGAACAACCACAGACAGATGAACCAACTTTTGAGTTGGAAGATGATGGTGGTTTAACAGTTGACTTTTCTTCCACAGAAGAGAATACAGAGATGGGAGCATCAACTGAAATAGGAGAATGGTATGGTAACTTAGCAACAAATTTAGATGAAGGACTTTTAGAAGATATAGGTAATGATGTTTATGAAAACTTTGTTGCAGATAAAGATTCTAGGTCTGAATGGGAGTCTATGTTTGAAAGAGGATTTGATTTATTAGGTTTAAAGATACAAGAAACAAGTGAACCATTTGAAGGTGCATGTACAGCAGTTCATCCTCTTCTTATTGAATCTGCAGTTAAGTTTCAATCAAAAGCATCACAAGAATTATTTCCATCTAAAGGACCAGTTAAAGCACAGATACTTGGTAAGGTAACTCCTGAAAAAGAAATACAAGCAAATAGAGTTCAAGACTTTATGAACTATCAGGTAACAGAACAGATGCCTGAATACTTTGATGAGTTTGAAAGAATGCTTTTTCATTTACCTTTATTAGGTTCAGCATTTAAAAAAATATATTATGATGAAACATTAAAGAGACCTGTATCAGAGTTTGTTCCTATAGACCAGTTTTATGTTTCTTACTACGCAAGTAATTTAAGCAAAGCAGAAAGATACACACATTTAATATATCGTAATCCAATTGACTTAGCAAAAGAAATACGTAATGAAGTTTATTTAGATTTAGATTTACCTGACCCACAAAATCCAACACAAACATCTTTAGCAGAAAAGATGGATACAATACTTGGTTTATCTCCTAGCTCAGACATTGACCCACAATATGTTTTATTAGAACAACATTGTTATTTAGATATAAAAGATTCAGAGAGTGAAGAAGGAGAAGCTTGTCCTTATATTGTAACCATAGAAGAACAATCAAGAAAAGTTTTAAGCATTAGAAGAAATTGGAAACCTACAGATAAAACTAAAACTAAGAATTTACATTTTGTACATTATCGTTTTGTTCCAGGATTTAGTTTTTATGGTTTAGGACTAATGCATTTCTTAGGTAACATAACAATGACTGCAACTGCAGCTATGAGAAGTTTAGTTGATGCAGGACAGTTTGCTAACCTTCCAGGTGGTTTTAAAGCTAAAGGTGTAAGAATGGTTGGCGACAATGAACCTATAGCTCCAGGTGAGTTTAAAGAAATAGAAGCACTAGGTACAGATTTATCTAAAGCTATTGTACCACTACCTTATAAAGAACCTTCAGGAACTTTATTTCAGATGTTAGGTTTTATGACTACAGCAGGACAGAAGTTTGCTGATAGTACAGAACAAGTAATTGCAGATGGTTCTAACTATGGACCAGTAGGTACAACTATGGCATTACTAGAAGCTTCAAGTAAATTTTTTACTGCAATACATAAACGATTACATAAATCACAGAAAGATGAGTTTAGAATTTTAGCTCAAATAGACCATGACTATTTACCAGCAGAATATCCTTATGATGTTCCTATGGCAGAAAGAAATATTTTTAAAGAGGACTTTGATGGCAAAGTTGATATTATACCTGTTAGTGACCCTAATATTCCTTCTAATGCTCACAGACTTATGTTAGCACAAATGGCATTACAGATGGCACAACAATCTCCACCAGGAATGTTTAACTTAGAAGCATTAAATAGAACTATATTAAATGCTTCTAATATTCCTAATGTAGATGAAATACTACCACCTAAAGTAGAACCACAAGAGATGGACCCAGTTTCAGATATTCTTGCAGCTTCAAAAGGAATGCCTATTGCAGCATTTGCAGGACAAGACCATGACTCACATATTAAAATTAAGATGGCATATTTAAATGACCCTCAGAATGGAGCTAATCCTATTATGGCAAAGATACAACCTATCTTAGCTTCTAATATACAAGAACATTCAGTGATGAAATATCAAGAACAAATTAATGGTATGACACAACAAAAACTACAAACTAATGTATCACAACAAGATGCACAAAATCCTGCAGTAGTACAAGGAGCAATGGCAGAAGCTGCTCAAGAAGTATTAAATGCAAACATGGCAATGGGTAAAGTAGAATCTCCTGAACAACAAATGGTAGATTTAGAAAAACAAAAAGTATTATTAGAACAAAAGAAATTAGAATTAAAAGCTATGCAAGATAATGCTAAAGCAGTATTAGATGCTCAAAAACTTGAAATAGAACAAAGTGAAATAATGTTAAAAGTTGCTGATAGTCAACAAACAAAACAATTTAAAGAACAAAAAGCTCAAGCTGATAGATTATCTAAACAACAAATAAAAGCATTAGACAATTTAATGAATATGTCCATTGAAGAAAAGAAACAAGAAACAGAACAAGATAAGATAACAAGTAAAGAAAAGATGAAAGCAGCTGAACTTGCAACTAAGCTTGCTACATAAGAATGGACATCTTTGACGAAATTATCAAACGATATGCTGATGAGATTCAAAACTTAAAAAATACATTAGCAGATGGTAATGCAGATTCCTATGATAGTTATAAACAAATTGTAGGAACTATTAATGGTATTGAATGGGCACGAACCCAGTTTATTGAAACTATAAAACAACGTAATAATACAGAAGAGGATTAATATGCAACAAGTACACGTAGGAAAAGCATTAAAGAATGATGTTTGGATAACAAAAGACGAACAGAAGAACCCAGATATTTTACCTGAATTACCAGGGTATCATGTTTTAGTTAGACCTGTAAGTATAAAACAAGAAACTAAAGGTGGAATTTTATTGCCAGATTCTACTAGAGAAGACATGGCATACTTAACAACAGTAGGTAAAGTAGTAGCTATAGGTGACTTAGCTTATGCAGATGAAGAGAAATTTATTAAAGGACCTTGGTGTAAGCTAGATGATTATGTATGTTATGGTAAACATACAGGTCAAAAAATAAAATATAAAGGTATTAAATATATTTTATTATATGATGACCAAATAATTATGAGAGTAGAAAGTCCTAAGACTTTAGACCCAACATTTAATTTAACAGCTAGTTCAAATTAAATTTCTTTAACTAAAAATTATATGATATAATTATTTTAAACGTAAATACGTTTGTCTCGTAAACAACGGAGGTAACATGACAAAAGAAGAAAACTGGGAGAAAGTAGAAACTCCTGAAAAAGAAGAAGAAGAAAAAATAGAAGTAGAAGTAGAAAAAGATGATGCTACTCCTTCTTCAGTAGAACCAAAAGCAGAAGCACCAGCAGAAAAAGAATTAGAAGGTATTGAAACTAAAGGTGCTCAAAAAAGAATAAGACAATTAATTAAACAAAGAAAAGATAAAGAAGACCAAATAGCTCAACTTGTACAACAAAACGAACAACTACAAGGATTAGTTAAACAAAGAGAAACAGAATTTTCTTCTGTTAATAAAAAAAATTTAGAAGTAACAGAAAAACAATTAACTGATAAATTACAAATGGCTCGTACAGCATACAAGAATGCTTATGAAGCAGGTGACCAAGACAAACTTTTATCAGCTCAAGAGATGCTTAATGAAGCTCAAGTTGATTTAAAGAATGTTAATGTTACAAAAGAAAAGTTTAAAAGTGTGCAACAAGCACCAAGACAGCCTGTCGCATCACTACAACAACAACAGCAGTATCAACAACCAGTACCACAAGGAGACCCTAAAGCACAAGACTGGGCAAGAAAGAATGAATGGTTTGGTAAAGATAATGTAATGACTGCATCAGCTTTAGCAATAGATGCTGAATTAAAAGCAGAAGGTTATGAAACTGGTGATGATGAATTTTATCAGGAAGTTGACAAAAGAATTCGAGAAGCATTTCCTACAAAGTTTCAAGAGGTGCAACAGAATAATCGGCAGCAGGTTACGTCAAGACCTGCTCAAGTGGTAGCAGGAGCATCACGTTCTACTCCTAATTCCAAGAAAGTTAGATTATCTAAGAATGAAGTTAATATAGCTAATAAATGGAATATACCCCTTGAACAGTATGCTCAAGAGAAAATGAAAGCTGAACAAGCTGATGGTGAGTATACAACAATTAACACGCAACGTGGAGGTAAATAATGACAACACGAACAAATACACGTAGTTCACAACTCAGAGAGAACAACATTAAACAAGAAACTGAATATACATTTGAAGAGCCGAATCAACTTGAAATACCAAAAGCAATAGAAGAACGCTACGCCAGCGAAGGCATATCTTTAGGATGGTTAAGAATAACTCTTAAAGGTCAAGAAGATTATGCACATATAGGGCGAAAAATGCAAGAGGGATGGCAGTTTGTTGCTAGTGATGAAGTACCTGAGATGGGAGCAACATCTATCGTGAGAGGTGAAGGTCGATATAAAGGAGCTGTCTGTCGTGGAGACTTAGCGTTAGGTAAAATACCTACTGGACGTATTGACGCAAGAAAGGCACACTATAAGAATAAAGCTGACAAATTAATGGATGCTGTTAATTCTCAACTTATGGGAAATAATCCTTCTAGAATGCCAATCAGTAATACAAGTAAAACTCAAACAATCAGAGGACGAACTCCTAAATTTCAAGAGTAAGTTCTCTACATTTTCATAGGAGAAAATCATGGCACATGCTAAAGCATTTCAAGGTTTTGTTCCTGCGAGAAAAAAGGGTGGAGCTTACAACACTGGTTCTTTCACAGAAATTTTTTCACCTACCTCAGGTGGAGCATGTAATAATAACATATTTTCTGGAGACCCTGTTGTACTTCCTGGTGCAAACTTTGCAACCATTTCCCCTTTTATCGCAGCGACATTAAAACCTTCAGGAATATTTGCTGGTTGTTCTTATGTCCTAAATGGCGAACAAAAGTTTAGTCGTTATTGGGGAACAGGAACTTCAGCAGCTGGTTATTCAGATGTTAAATTTTTTATAATAACTGACCCTGACCAAACTTATTACATTCAATGTTCATTGTCACTTTCAGCAAATGAATTAATGATAACTAAAAACTATAATGTTACAGTTAGTTCAACTGCTAGTTCTGGTAGTACAGTAACTGGACAATCAAGTTACTACTTAATGGCTTCTTCAGGAGCTGAAACAGAACTTGCTGCAAGAGTAATAGGTAAGAAACGAGACGGAGAAGAGACTGATGATACAGATGCTTTTCCAATCGTTGAAGTATTTTTAAACACGCACAGAGACAGATACGTCACTGCTACTGCGTCAACAGCATAAGGAGAATAAGATATGGCTATAAATAGAGCAAGTATTGCTAAAGAACTCCTTCCTGGATTGAACCAAGTATTTGGGACGGAGTATGGTGAGGTAGCTGACGAACATGCACCTCTTTTTGAAATAGAGAACTCAGATAGGGCTTTTGAAGAAGAAGTTCTATTTACAGGGTTTGGCACTGCACCTACTAAAGGTGAAGGTGAATCCATTTCTTACGATAACGCACAAGAAAGTTATACAGCTCGTTACGATAATGAGACTATTGCTTTAGCTTTTGCAGTTACTGAAGAAGCAATGGAAGATAACCTTTATGATACTTTTGCAAAGTTAAGAGCAAAAGGTTTAGCTAGAGCAATGGCAAATACTAAGCAGGTTAAAGCTGCTAAAATCTACAACAATGGTTTTAGTACAGCAGGTGCTGATGCAATAGGAGATGGGCAACCATTTTTTAGTGCGTCTCACCCAACAATATCTGCAGGTGTTCAAACTAACACTGCAACTGGAGCAGCTTTATCAGAAGCAGCTATTGAGACTGCAGTAATACAAATCCAGAAACAAGAAGATGATAGAGGTATCTTAATTGGTGCTCAATCAGTATCACTTCATGTTCCTACAGATTTGATATTTACTGCTAATCAAATATTAGGAAGTGACTATTCAACTGCTATTGGAGTTAATCCAACAACAGCAGCAAATGGTGCTACTAATGTTAATGACATCAATGCTATTAAAAGTATGGGAATGATGCCAGGTGGTATATTTGTAAACAGAAGGTTTTCAGATATTAACGCATGGTTCATTAAGACTGACATACCTAATGGTACTAAGATGTTTAATAGAACTCCTCTACAAACTAAGATGGAACCTGACTTCGATACAGGTAACCTTAGATTTAAAGCCAGAGAAAGATATTCTTTTGGAGTATCTGACTGGAGAGGTTGGTTTGGTAACGCAGGTGCGTAAGCATTAATAACTTAGGGAGGGTATTTAGTTATCCTCCCTAACTTTAAGGATTTAATATGGCTAATAATATTACAAGTAAATTTCTAGCTGGTACTGGTGTTATTGTAACAACAACTAATATTACAAGAGTAGTAGCTATCCATGCATATTCAACTGTTAATGGAACATTTGCTATTTCAGATAGTACTGGAGATAAAATAAAATTTCAAGTTCCTGCTAGTGGTCAAGCAGATATTTATATAGGTGACCAAGGTGTAAGTTTTAGTGCTACAGTTAGTGTATCTGCACCTGGAGCTAATGGTGGCGTAACACTGTTTGTAGGATAAGAGCATGCCTAACTATGCATATCTTAAAACAGATATAATAAATACAACAGAAAATGATTCAGCTGAGTTTGAGAATCAAATTCCTTTTTTAATTGAGAAAGCTGAAATACGTTTAACAAAAGATTTAGATGATGTAGGACTAACTGAGTTTAGTTCTTTTTCTTTTACAGCTTCTAATCCTGTAGTTAGTTTACCAGCTGACACAAGAGTTATAAGAAGTGTAAATTATAAGACAAGTGTATCTTCTAATATAACAACTCTTCTACAACGACCTTATGAGTATGCTATAGATTACTTTCCTTTTGCAAGTGCATCTACAGGTACTCCTAGGTATTATTCAAGAAAAACACAAACAGCTATTTATGTAGTACCAACTCCTGCTTCTACTTTAACAGGAGAAATATCTTATGTGCGTAGACCAATAGGTCTAGCTAGTGCAACAGGTGTAAGTGTAACTACATCTAATTACTTTAGTGAGTTTTGTTATGATGCATTATTTTATGCATGTATGATGGAAGCAGCAAGATTTAATAAAAGTTCAGAAGATTTACAACTATATCAAGGTGACTATGTAAATGCAGTAGAAGGTTTACGTAATCAAGCAAGAAGAGCAAGACAAGATAATATGGAAACTGCAGCTAATCCTAGTGGTGGTCCTAATGTTTTAGTTAAAGGAAGTAACTAATGACAATAGGTAGGTCAAGTATTAAAATGCAATTAACTGATAGATTAAAAAATAAAGTTACAAAAAAGAAAAAGAAAAAAACTAAAAAGAACAAAAGGAAAAGCTAATGGCAAATGCAGCAAAATTAATTAAAGGTATTTTAAAAGGAGTAGATAAGACTGCTAAAAAAATATTAGTTGATTTTTTAGATAATCCTAAAAATGTAACTACAGAAGGAAGTGCTAATTTAAATAGTTTAAAAAAATTAAAAAACAAAGACATAAAAAATAAAGATTTAGAAGACCTTATTAATGTAACAACAGAAAAAGGAAAAGGAGCTGCTGGTGCACGTAATTTATTAGGTTCTTATAAAACTGGAACTGTTAAAGATAGTTTACAAGAAGCTCAAACAGGTGGTTTTAAATTATTTCAAGAAGCTCAAAGAGAAATAAAAGGAGGACTTTCTCTTACAGATATAGATAAAAAAACAAAATCAAGACTAGCAAAACAAAAAAAAGAAGCTGATGATTTTTATAAAAATTTAACTAAAGAAGAAGAAAAAAAAATAAATTTAGGAATGGATAGAAAAGAAACTGTTAATGTAAAAACATTATCTCAGTTAGAAAGAGTTAGAAAGAGAGCTAGACAAGAAGCATTACTTGATGAAAAAATTCAAAAACAAATAAGTGAAGCTGCACGAAAAGGAAGTAGAATAGAAGACCCTCGTTATGGTGTTATTGAAAAAGAACTTAATAATATAGCTAAAAAAATGGCTATGTATGCTTATAGAGATACATTAAAAAATAATGCTGATATAGCTAAAAAAGCTGCTAATCCTAAAAATAAAGATTTATTTAATAATGTTAAAAAAAGATTTTTTAGAGATGCTAAAAAATATATAGAAGAAGGAGGAGATGCTAGTAGATTAAAAGGATATAAAGGCACTCTTGCAAATATATATGGTGAAGGTAAAACTTCAGTTACAAATAGATTTAATGTAATAGATAAAATAGCTAAACAAGGTGGTTTTATTGAAGCAGGAAAAAATAAAACAGATAGATGGTTTACTAAAAAAAATATTGAAAAGTTATATGGTAAAGGTTCTTTTCCAATAGATGATATAGTTATTAGAGATAAAAGAACTATACAAGAACCAGGAAATATTATAATAGATAGAAGTACTCCTGAAGGTAGTGCTGCATATAGAACAAGACAAGGGCGTGCTTTAGACGCAGCAATAGACCCTCAAATGCCTGGAGCAAAACCAGAATATGCTATAGGTTTAATAAATGCTTTAAGACAAGGAAAAAAACCTATAAGTAAACCTATGGGTCCTAGTGTAGAACTTAATCCTAGATATGAAATAGATAGACCTAGAAGAACAATTCAACAGTTTGATAAAGAAACTTTAAATAAACTTAGAGAAAGAAGAGCACAACTACGAGAATATCAAACAAAATATCCTGATAAGTTTAAACTTGACCCTAAAACTGAAAAAGTATTACGTGATGAAGAATTTGAAATTAATCAAATTTTACAAGCTGAAAGATTAGGCGTAGCTCCAGGTGGAGGTACTAGTCCACGAGCAAGGTCAGGAGCTGCATTAGCTGAAGAAGTTACAAGAAATACAAAAGTAGACCCTGTTAAGGGTACTCCTGATAATTTAACAGGAGGAGATTTAAAAAAGTTTTATGAAAATAAAGATATAATGGATGCATACTATGAAAGTTATAGAGCTGATGGTTTATCTATAGATGCAGCTAAAAAAGAAGCATATCAAGATTGGTTAGAATCTTTTGGTCCATCTAAAGAATCAATGAGAATACAAATGGGACTAGCAGATGAAGTAGTTGAAGAAGGAGCTCAAGCATTAGATGATGCAGGAAGAACAAAACTTTTATCAGATGAAATGGTGTCAAAAGAAGCATCTGATTTATTAGAATTTGATGCTCCTATATTAGATGAACCAGAATTTTTTAAAAGAGGAGGATTAGTTTCTTTAGTTAAAAAGAAAAAGAAAAAAAGAAAAATACCTAAAATATTAAAAAATAGAAAACTAGGTAAAACAAAATCAAATAAAAAACCTAAAGGTGTAGGACAAGCATTAAGAGGATTTGGAGCAGTAAATGCCTAAGAAAAGAAAAAGAACAGGTACAGGAATGAAGGGCATGTCTATTGGTAGTGGCGATAAACGTCCTACTAAAAGTGGTGCAGGAATGACTGCTAAAGGTGTAGCTAAGTATAAAAGAAATAATCCTGGTAGTAAATTAAAGACAGCAGTAACTGAAAAGAAACCTACAGGTAAAAGAGCTTCAAGAAGAAAGAGTTATTGTGCTAGGTCTGCAGGACAAATGAAAAAGTTTCCTAAAGCAGCTAAGAATCCTAACTCAAGATTAAGACAAGCAAGACGTAGATGGAGGTGCTAACTGTCATATTTAATTAGTAACATACCACATTTTAAATGTTGGGTACGTAAAGAGTTTACACACAATCATTTAAAATATCATGGTGAGTTTTTACATGGAATAGCATTTGCAGTTAATACAATACCAGATAGATGTTTATCTTTTCAAGTTATGTTTACTGGTATAGATGAAGAAGATAATATACATGGTGGTGCAATGTGGGCAAGAATGCCAATCACAGCATTAGTAGCAGATGAAATATTAGATGAAGCTCCAGATAGAATGGATACACATTTAGCACAACCTTGGGATTGCTCATCAAGAACACATAGTATAGTAAAACTTGATTTATTAACAGCAAGTCCTTGGATATGTAAGATAGATAATGAATTTTATAAAGGTAAGTATATGTTTACAGTTGACTTTACAGACAGTGATATAAGTGATTGTCCAGCACAACATAAACAAAACCATGTAATACAATTAACTGATGCAGGTAAATGGACAGGTAATATAGTAGCATTACCTAATAATAGAGTTCGAGCAACAAGTCCTGCTTTATGGGTAACAGGTGAAGGTGCACCAGATTTTAGACCAAGCCAACATACTCATGCAGCAGAAATACACGATAGTTACACAGACCCAGAAATAACATTTAACAACTTATATAAGGAGAATAACAATGGCAGGAATGAAAAGTAAATATATGTCTAAAGGTGGAGCAATGAAGACTAAATATATGTCTATGGGTAGTAGAGCACCTGGTAGTCCTAGTAAATTAAAAGTAACAAAAAAAAGATTTGGTACTAAAGCTAAAAAGAAAAAATAATTATGGCTAAACTTTGTCCCAAAGGTAAAGCAGCAGCTAAACGAAAGTTTGATGTTTATCCATCTGCTTATGCTAATATGTATGCATCAGCAGTATGTTCTGGTAAAGTAAAACCAGGAGGTAAAAAGAAAAAGAAAACTACTAAGAAGAAACGTAAAACTACTCGTAGGAAAAAGAAGTGACTATTACATCTGAATTAATTAATACAGTGCATAATATATCTTGGTTTGATGGTATACTTTATATTATACTTGGTTTAGGTACTTATGCAATATATAAATGGATACAGAAAAGATGAGCTTACGTAAATGGGTAGGTGAGAAATGGGTAGACATAGGTGCACCAAAAAAGAATGGTAAGTACCAACCTTGTGGTAGAAAGAAAGCTAAAGGTAGTAAACGTAAATATCCTAAATGTGTACCATTAGCAAAAGCACAACGTATGTCAAAGTCTCAAAAGACTTCAGCAGTAAAAAGAAAGAGAGCTAAAGCACAAGGAGTAGGTGGTAGACCTACTTTTGTAAAAACATTTAAGAAGAAAAATAAAAAAACATAATCGTTTAGCTCGTAAGAGTTGGAAGTAAGGTAACTGAAGAAACGCACTAACTTTAATTAGGAGGTGTGTTATGAATAATCAAACATTATTTATATGTATAAAACAACAACAAGAATATAAAATGGTAAGAACATTAAAAAAAGTAACTAAACAATTAAAAAAAGCTTCTAGGCTTCATGCAAATCAAGCTAAGATAGTTGCAAACTATGTGAAAAAGAATGACAAAAAGAAAAGACCCAAAAATAGGAACAGGAAAAAAGCCTAAAGGTTCTGGTCGTAGACTTTATACAGATGAGAATCCTAAAGATACAGTGTCTATAAAGTATGCAACTGTAGAAGATGCTAAGAAAACTATAAAGAAAGTTAAAAGAATTAATAAACCTTATGCTAGAAAAATACAAATACTTACTGTATTAGAACAAAGAGCTAAAGTACAAGGTAAAACTAAACAAGCACAATTAGCTAAAACAGCTAAAGAACAATTAAAAAGGAATAGAGCATAATGGCAACTTCAGGAACATATAACTTTAATCTTGATATAGATGAGATTATACAAGAAGCTACTGAAATGATAGGTGGTGAACAGACATTAGGACATGAGCCTAAGTCTGCTAGACGTTCTATAAATTTAATGTTGAATGATTGGCAGAATCGTGGTATACTGTTATGGAGTACCTTTACAACTGCAGTAACTGTAGCAGCAAGTACAACTTCTATTGATTTAGAAAGTTCAGCTTTAGATGCATTAATTGTAACTTATAAAATAAACTCAACAGGAACAGAAACACAATTAACAAGAAAAACATTTGAAGAGTATAATGTACTTCCTGAAAAGTCACAATCTGGTAGACCTACACAATATGCAGTTAAAAGAAACTTAGCGAATCCATCTATGTTTTTATATCCAGTACCTAATGTTTCTACAGGTATTTTAAACATAGAAGCAATAAGACAAGTACAAGATATTAATAAATCTTTTGAACAAAATGCAGATGCTCCTGTTAGATTTCTTCCTTGTTTAACTGCTGGTTTATCTTATTATATGTCATTAAAAAGAAATGGTGTACCTGAAACTAAAATTGCAATATTAAAAACAAACTATGAAGAATTATTAGGAAGAGCAATGGAAGAAGATAGAGAGAGAGCAAGTATTTATTTTAAACCTAAACTAAAAGCTGTATAATGGCTACTGATAGAAGAGCAAAAGCAATGTGTGATTCATGTGGATTTGTTTATCCCATGAGAATTATGAAGTTAAGTAGTTATAATACATTAAGATGCCCTCAATGTTTTGATGGTGCATATGATTTAAAAAATCATCCTCAAAATAAACCTGCTAGTTTAAGAGAAGACCCCTCAATTAGAAATGCTAGAATAGATGATACAGGAAGAGCTTTAACTTGGGAACAGGCAAGTTTTACATGGGATGATACAACTCAAGATAGATGGTGGCAAACAATATGAGTGATTTAACAGGTAAATTAGTATCAAATAGTTATAAACAACTACTTAAAGTAGCAGTATCTGGTAATGAAGGAGTTAGTGCTGGTTTATTACAAGTACAATCAGGTGATGGAACTAACTCAGCATTACAAATATCTACAAGTATAGTACAAGTTGAAGGTAAATTTGGTGTATCAGATGATGTGTCAATATCTGGTAATGTACAAATTTTAGGTAATGTATGTGCATCTGCATATTATGGAGATGGTTCAAACTTATCTGGTGTAACTGCAACAATAGAAGGTAATATATCTGTATCTAATGTAGTAGCAGGTGGTACATTAAATGTAGCAGGAACTGCCACAATAACAGGTGCTGTAATGGTATCTGGTGGTGAAATAGCAATTAAGAATACAGGGTCTGTATCTAATATAAAATTATATTGTGAATCGTCTAATGCTCATTATGCAGCATTACAATCACCTCCACATTCTTCTTATAGTGGTAATTTAACAATAACATTACCAACAAGCAGTGCAACACTTGTAGGAACATCTACTACTGATACTTTAACTAATAAAACTTTTGGAGATAAGGTAGACTTTGATAATGATGTATGTATAAGTGGAGATGCTTTTATAGGAGGCACAGCTACTATTGCAGGTGCTGCTTCTATAGGTGGTGCTTTATCTGTTGGAGGAGCAACTAATTTATTATCTACTGTAACAGTAGCAGGTACAACAGGATTTTTAGGTGATATAAGAGTTAGTGCTAATACAAGTATTGGTGGTACTGTAACTATAGGAGGTGCTGTAGTTCAAGCTGCAAATGCTAAAGTATGTGCTTCTGCATTTTATGGTGATGGTACGAATATTACAGGTATACCTATTACAGGTAATATATCAGTTTCAAATGCTGTAGTAGGTGGCACATTACGAGTATCTTCTACTGCAACTATAGATGGTGCAGCAGTTATAAAAGGTGCTGTAAGTTTAGGTAGCACATTAAAAGCAGGTAATACTGCAACTATAGAAGGTAATGCAGGATTTTTAGGTACAGTTAGAGTATCAGGAGCTACATCATTAGAATCTTCAGTTGTTATAAAAGGAACAGCAACAGTATCAGGAGCTGCAGGATTTTTAACTACAGCTAGAGTATCAGGTAATACAAGTATTGGTGGTACATTAGATGTAGCAGGTAATGTATCCTTAGGTGGTAATGTTACAGTTAAAGGAGATGTACATGTAAGTTCTAAAGTATGTGCTTCAGCTTTCTTTGGTGATGGTGCAAACTTAACAAATGTACCTGCAGTTATTACAGGTAATATATCTGTTAATAATGCAACAATAGGTGGTAATGCACATATAGGTGGAACAGTTACAGTTGTAGGTAATGGAACATTTGATGGAGATGTTTCTGTATCTGGTGATATGAATATAGGTGGACATACTACAATAGCAGGAGCAGTACAACTTGGTTCTACATTAAGTGTTACAGGTTATTCACATTTTAAAGATGATGTCTCAGTTTCTGGTAATGCTATTATAGGTGGCACAGTAAGTGTTGGTGGTGGTATTATAGATTTAAAGAATACAGGTTCACAATCAGAACTTAGAATGTATTGTGAATCAAGTAACGCACATTATGCTGCACTAAAAGCACCTGCACATTCAGCATTTTCTGGTAATATAGATTTAGTAATGCCTGCAGTTGCAGATACATTAGCAGGTATAGCAGCGACACAAACATTTACTAATAAAACATTTGGTGATAAAGTAGATTTTGATAATGATGTTTGTGTATCAGGTAATACAGTATTAGTTGGTAATTTAGCTGTAGGTGGTACAGCAACAATAGCAGGAAATGTATCTATAGGTGGTACATCTAATATTACAGGTAAAGCAGAGTTTGAAGATGATGTATCTGTAAGTGGTAATGTTGCAATAGGTGGTACAACAACTATAACAGGTGCTGTATCTCTTGGTAGTACATTAGATGTAGCAGGTAATGTATCAGTTTCTGGTGACTTAAATATTGGAGGTCATGCGACTATAGCAGGAGCTATGTCGATTGGAGGAGCAGTATCAGTTGGAGGTGCTGTTAATTTATTATCTACAGCTACAGTAAGTGGAGCAGCAGGTTTCTTAGGTACAGTTAGAGTTAGTGGTGCTACAAGTTTAGAAGCAGGATTAGTTGTTGGTGGAAAAGCAGAGTTTGATGGAGATGTCTGTGTTTCAGGTAACTCACAATTAGTAGGCACATTAAAAGTAACAGGTGCTACTACAGTTACAGGTAATACAGGTTTTCTAGGAACAGTAAGAGTATCAGGTAATACCTCATTAGAAGGACAATTACAATTAACTAAAAGTGCAGCAGCAGTTGTTTGTGCTACAGCTATTAATGGTGTAACATCAGTATCCTTAAACTTTGGTAATGCACAAAACTTTAGTACAACAGTTACAGCAGCACATACATTAGCTAAACCTATAGGATGTAGAACAGGACAAACAGGAAGTATTTTCTTGGTTCAAAGTGGAGGAAGTGGTACAATGGCATATAATGCAGATTTTAAATTTATAGGTGGTACAGACCCAACCTTATCAACAGGTGATGGTGCAGTAGATAGATTAGATTATATTATAGTATCAGCATCTAGTGATGGAGTTGGTGGAGATATTCAAATGGTAATTTCACAGGCATACGCATAATGGGAGTTTTTCAAAATAATTTATTAGCAGCATCTGCAGCAGCAGCAAGTGCAGGTGGTGGAGCATTTTATGACTATCAGATAGAACAGTCAGCTAGGTTTGAGAGAGCATCTAATTCATATTTAACTGGTTATGCTAATAATTTTGGAACTGGAAATAGAAGAAAATGGACTTTAAGTTTTTGGTTTAAATTAACTGCAAGTGCAGGTTTTGGTAGTAATCAATATTATTTATTAACTGCTGATACAAATGCTGCAGGTTCTTATGATACTTTAATTTTTGATGTAGATTCAAATAGTCTTTTTTATTATCAAACAGCTGGTAAATATTTTAAACCTAATGGTGCTTTTAGAGATACGTCAGCATGGGGGCATTTAGTTATTGTATATGATAGTGATAATGGAACTGCTGATGATAGAAGAATTATGTATCTTAATGGAACAAGAATGACACATAATGACGTACAAACATTATCTCAAAATACAGACTCTCAAATTAATTGGGGAATTAAAACTGCTTATATAGGAAGAAGACAAGATAATGGTTCTTCTTATCATGGAGATTATTATTTAGCAGAATGGATATTTGCAGATGGTCAAGCATATGCACCTACTCAATTTGGTGAAAGTAAAAATGGTGTCTGGATTCCTAAAGACCCTACTGGAACAAACTTTGGTACAACAGGACAACATCTTAAATTTGAAAATGCAAGTGACCTTGGAAATGATTCAAGTGGCAACAATAACGATTGGACAGTTAGTAACATGGGTGCAGACCATCAAGTTCTTGATAGTCCAACATTTGGGAGTTAAATAGATATGGCAAGTAGTGGAAATTTTAGCACAATGAATCCTTTAAATAGGACAAGTGGTAGTGTTGTTTATACTAATGGAAATTTATCATTTAGTCCTGGTAGTAGTTGGAGTTCAACTACATTTACAAGAAATAATATGTATATTCCAAAAGATAAAAAAATATATTTTGAGTTGTATCATAAAACACAAAGTGGTTATTATGCAGGGTATGGTTTTGGAGCAGAAAATGCACCTGTTACAAGTTCTGAATTTGGTGCTACTGGTTGTATTACTACATATTATGGTGATACAAGAGTTAATGGTACTCGTACACAAAGTCAGTTTACTTCTCCTTCTCAAGGAGATATAGTACAATTTGCTATAGATGGTTCTAATAATAAAGTATGGTTTGGAATAAATAACACATGGGTACTTTCTGGTGACCCTGCTAATGGAAGTAATGAAATAGGCACTATTACTACAAATAGTACAGTAGGTTTTGATATAAGTTTTATTGCTCAACAAAACTCAGCTTCAACATTAACTATGAATTTTGGACAAGACTCTAGTTTTGCAGGAGATGTTACAGCAGGAGGTAATGCAGATGGTAATGGCTTTGGTGATTTTAAGTATACACCACCAACAGGATTTTTAGCTTTATGTTCAGCTAACTTATCTGTATCATCTGACATAGACCCTGCACAGACTTCAACAGATTATTCTGGTACACAATTTAATGTAGTTACTTATACTGGTAATGGTTCAGATGGACATGGAATAACTGGAGTTGATTTTCAACCAGATTTTGTATGGCTTAAAAAAAGAAGTGCATCAGCAAGTCATCAATTATATGATTCTAGTAGAGGAGTTGGAAAATTACTTTCAAGTGATGGTACTGGTGCTGAAGCTACATATAGTACAGTATTACAATCTTTTGATAGTGATGGATTTACTTTAGGAACATCTGCTGCAATTAATGGAAGTAGTGCTACTATGGTTGGATGGTGTTGGAGAGCTAATGGAGGGGTGACCAGCTCGAACTCAGATGGTGCATCCACTACTACAGTACAAGCAAATACTAAAGCTGGATTTAGCATTGTAGAGTTTCCTAACTATAGTTCTAATTCAACTTTTGGTCATGGATTATCTTCTGCTCCTGAATTTATTACAGCGAGATTAACAGGAGGCTCTAGATGGGCAACTTATCATACAGGGCTTACATCAGCAGGAAATTATGTAAGTTTAAATACTGATTCTGCACAAGCTTCTGGTTCATTTTTTAATAGTACAGCTCCAACTTCTTCTGTATTTAGTTTAGGTGCATCATTTGGAGGAAGTGGTGCTGGTATTTGTTATGCGTGGCACTCAGTTGAAGGGTATAGTAAGTTTGGAACTTATGAAGGAAATGCAGATAATGATGGCACATTTGTATATACAGGTTTCAGACCCAGACTATTATTTATAAAAAATAGTGATGGTCAAAGTCCTTGGGTTATTTATGATGGAGCAAGAGATGGATATAATTTATCAACTTCACCAAAACAATTATTTTGGAATGGAACTGAAGCAGACCATACAAGTTATCCTGCAGATATTTTATCTAATGGATTTAAATTACGTACATCAAATGCAACAGTAAATGCAAGTGGTACTTGGATTTATGGAGCTTGGGGTGATGTGCCATTCAAATATAACAATACTTTTTAGGAGGTGAAATAATATGTGGGCTTTAATAAAGGATAATAAAATAGAACAAATTTATCAAAGACCAAAATCTTTGGTACTAGGTGAAGTTCGTTATCCATCTAATATGTTT